CTTTTGGTTCTCTATTCAATCAAATTTATTTCAATAGAACAGATAATTCAGGTAATGTTATAGAAACCTCTAGAGTTCCTTTAATTTATTCACCAAAAGAAAAATTTGTTCAGCGACTTAAATCAGAATCATCTTTATCAGAAGAAACCCATACAAGAATGAATTTACCCAGAATGGGATTTGAAATTACTGGATTTTTATATGATTCTCAACGAAAATTAAATAGACTCAACCAAAAAGTTTCAACTATTGATGGTGTGATTACTAGTAGTTTTATTGAAGTACCATATAATATCAATTTTGGTCTTTATTTATTTTCAAGAAATCTTGATGATAATTTACAGATTATAGAACAAATTTTACCATATTTTGCCCCCGATTTTACAGTAACATTAAATATGAATCCACTTAATCAAAAAGTGGATGTTCCTATTGTTCTTAATAGCTTAAATACTGTTGAAGATTATGAGGGTGATTTTGATACAAGAAGAACTGTGAATAGCGTATTTGATTTTACAGTTAAAACTTATGTCTATGGTCCCATTAAAGAATCTTCAACTGTTCTTATCGAAGATGCAAATATACGTCTATATGATGGACAAAACACTGTAGCAGAATCTATAAAGATATTCGATGTTGGATATACAGGAGATTCTTCTACATTGAGTGGAATAACTTACTATGAAAACCCCTGATGATGAACCAATCGAAAAGATATCAAAAGCATTAGATGTTTTTTACGATAAAGCAGAACTACCATCAAAAGAGATAAAAGCCGAAGTTAAAAAGATAAAGGCTGAAAAACTTGATGTAGATTTTTCCATGGCAAGAAGCAATATGAAAGAACTTCTTAGCAATGGAATGAATGCTTTGGACGGCATCATGAAAGTTGCGGAGGCTAGTGATTCACCAAGAGCCTATGAGGTTGCTGCTTTATTAATAAAAACTATATCTGATGTCAATAAAGATCTTATTGGTATGCATGAAAAAAATGCTAATATTCAAAAAGAAAAAATTACAAATATAACAAATAATTCAATTTATGTTGGCTCTACGACAGATTTACAGAATTTAATTAATAAAGAAAGAGCACAGAATAAAGATGGCGATCAAACAGAGTAGAGGTCCGGGATATCTTGGTAATAAAAATCTTAAACCAGCAGGGGTTAAGATTGAATTCACACAAGAACAAGTCGAAGAATATATCAAATGTGCAAAAGATCCAATATATTTTGCTAAAAAATATGTCAAAGTCGTGACTCTAGATAAAGGTGTCACTCAATTTGATTTGTATGATTATCAAGAACGTCTAGTCGAAAAACTTTGTAATAATCGTTTCGTTATTGGTAAATTAGCGCGTCAGTCAGGAAAAACAACGACCGTAGGTTGTTGTTATCTTTTACATAAAGCATTATTTAATCAGAATATGAGTATTGCTATTCTAGCAAATAAACTCAACACTGCAAGAGAAATTTTATCACGCATTAGAGAGGCGTATGAGCATTTGCCTTGGTGGCTTCAGCAAGGTATTCTAGAATGGAACAAAGGCTCCATACAGCTAGAGAATGGTTCTAAAATTGTTGCAGCAGCAACTTCATCATCTGCTATTCGTGGTGGTTCGTATAATTGTATTTCTGGAACAAGTATAATAACAATAAAAGATAATTTGACTGGTGAAATCTATAATATTTCGATAGAAGATTTTTATTCTAATTCGTCTAGAAATACTGATTATTATAAATATTTTGATGATAATGACGGAAAACAAATACAAGAAATGGTATTTTTCTCTGATGGAGAAGGCGAAAAAGAGAACAGATATATTACAGGAGTCAGAAAAACACCATATAATTCCACAATCTCTGGGTGGGACAAATACGAAAGACAATCTTGTTCAATTAACTATAAGAGAACATTTATTGGCACATCGTCTTTTACCTCATTTTTTGACCGGGATAGAAAAAGCAAAAATGTGCCATGCATATTATCGAATGGTGAATGGGAGACAGGGCAAATATGTGAAAATGTCCCCATCAGCTATAATGGAAGCGAAAATCAATTATTCAGAAGCGAGAAGAATTATGCGTCTGGGATCGAAACATTCAGAAGAAACAAAGAAAAAAATATCCAAGTCAAACAAAGGAAAAATAATTTCACAGGAAGCTCGCCAGAAAATAAGCAATTCGAATACTGGTCGTTTGATCGGAATCAAAAAACCCAATGGCTTTGGGGAAAAAATTTCAAAGATATTGACAGGGAAAAAGAAAACAAAAGAACACTCGGACAAAATAAACAAAAATCCAGAAAAAATCAAAAAGACAGCATTAACACATCGTGGAATGAAACGATCACCAGAAGCAAAAGAAAAAATGCGACAAGCAGCTTTATTGCGTATACAAAAAAATGGTGGTCCGTGGAACAAAGGAAAGAAATTACTAGATGGGAAGTTCTCACAGCAAATGGATTTAAAAGTTTTAGAGGAATCTCAAAAACACATAATAGAGCAACAATAAAATTAGTATTTGATAATAATTCCGAATTAATTTGTACAGAAGATCATAAAATAGCAACTAATGATGGTTTCATTGAAGCTAAAAAATTAAATAAAAATCATGAGATCATTAGTAGTAATAATATATTACATTTGGTTGATATTATTAATAATAATGATTCTCACGTTTATGATTTACTTGAAGTAACAGATACTCATTCATTCTTTGCCAATAATATATTAGTACATAATTGCATTTTTCTTGACGAATTTGCGTTCGTTCCAACAACAGTTGCCGAAGAATTCTTTTCATCCGTTTACCCAACAATCACAGCAGGCCAAAGCACTCAAATGATTATCATTTCAACCCCGAAAGGGTTGAATATGTTTTACCAGTTATGGAAAGGTGCTACGTCAAAGCAGAACGAATATGTTCCATTTGAGGTAAACTGGCAGGAAGTACCACAGTATCCAGGTGGTCCACTTAGAGATGAGCCATGGAAAGAACAACAGATTAAAAACACCTCTGAGCGACAGTTTGATGCTGAATTTAACTGCTCATTTATAGGTTCAGCTAATACTCTTATAGATGCACAAAAGTTAAATCAATTAAGCTATGGTAAACCAAAGCAAAGAAATGCTGAAGGTCTTTTGATTTATAATGAACCAATAAAAGGTGATGCTGATAAAGGTACGACTGATAGGGAATATTTTATGACCGTAGATGTCGCTAGAGGACAAGGTGGCGATAATAGTGCCTTTACCGTGTTTGACATCTCGGACATGCCATATCGAATGGTAGCTCGTTTTAAGAGCAATACGGTGTCTCCGCTATTATTACCATCATATATTCGATCAGTGGGTAAGAAATATAATAACGCACATGTTCTTGTTGAAGTGAATGATATAGGAAGCCAAGTTGCTGATATTTTACACTACGATTTAGAGTATGAGAATTTAGTCAAAGCGGCATTTAAGGGTCATAAGGGACAGACAATAACCGAAACTGGGATGGGTGCAAAGCGCGTACAATTAGGTGTACGCACAACAGTTCCTGTAAAGAAGCTTGGGTGTGCTGTTCTTAAGAATTTAATAGAACAAGACAAATTATTGGTAGAAGACCCAGACACGATAGATGAGTTAACTACATTTATTGCTGATGGACAATCCTTTGCTGCTGATGAAGGTCATACAGATGACTTGGTTATGACATTGGTTCTTTTTGCGTGGGCAACTAGACAAGATTTCTTTGAAGCATTAACAAATAAAGATGTTCGTGTTGAGTTATTCGAAAAAGATATTGAAAAAATTGAGAATGAAATTATCCCAATGTTTGTTGAGGATGGATTTGATAATCAAAGCGAATGGGATGGAGAAGACCGCTGGTTCGGCACAAAAGACTCAAGAAGAAACCAATTTGGTACACAATATTGGCTTTTTTAACTAAATTCTCGGAAATAATATATATTTTAGACGAAAATATTTTCAAGGAGAATTTATGGCACGACCAAATGTATCAG